ACTAGCATTGCTAGTTATATCTCCCTCAGCTGTAGACAAATCACTTGTTAGGCTTGTTATAGAGCTGCTCAAAGAACTGATATCACCATCGTTTGCTGTGATCTGAGTTTGTAAACCAGAGATTGCTGAAGCTACGGTAGAGCTAGAACTATATCCAGTTAGGGTAGATTCTAAGGCTGTAATGTCTGCATTTATTGCTGTAATGTCTCCATCGTTTGAAGTTACTTGGCTTTGTAAAGAAGTAATTGCACTTGCATTTGTTGTTATGTCGCTTTCAGCACTAGAAAGATCTGTTTGCAAGGAAGTGACAGAGCTACTTATTGATGAGATGTCGCCGTCGTTGGCTGTTATCTGAGTCTGCAACCCAGAGATCGCAGAAGCTACTGTAGAACTAGAGCTATATCCAGTCAAAGTAGATTCTAACGCTGTGACATTAGAAGTAAGTGTCGTTATATCACCATCATTTGCAGTGATCTGAGTTTGTAATCCTGATATAGCAGAAGCTACTGTAGAACTAGAGCTATACCCAGTTAAGGTAGATTCCAAAGCTGTAACGTCAGAAGTAATGGTTGTTATGTCACCATCATTTGCAGTTATTTGCGTTTGCAGCCCAGAGATAGCAGAAGCTACTGTAGAACTAGAGCTATATCCAGTTAAAGTAGACTCCAAAGCCGTAACGTCAGAAGTAATGGTTGTGATATCGCCATCATTGGATGTTATCTGGGTTTGTAATCCAGAGATCGCAGAAGCTACTGTAGAACTGGAACTGTAACCAGTTAAGGTAGATTCTAATTCTGTTACATCAGACGTAATTGTTGTGATATCTCCATCATTGGATGTTATTTGGGTTTGCAATCCAGAGATAGCTGAAGCGTTAGTACTAATGTCACCCTCTGCTGTACTAAGATCGTTTTGTAATGTTGTAACATCTGAGGTTATACTTGTGATATTTCCCTCGGCGGTTGTAACCCTAGTACCTAAACTTGATATAGCTGAAGCGTTAGTAGTAATATCGCCTTCCGCTGTACTAAGATCACTTTGTAAATTTGTAATCGCCGTTGCTTGTGAGGTATTCGTGCTTGTTGCTGTAATAATGTCAGACTGAGCAGAAGCCATTGCGGAAGATAAATCACTTCCTGTAAAACTAGAAGTTCCAACAAGCGTTACTAAACTGGAATCTCTTGATTTTACCCATCCAGTGTTACCAGCATTTCTTACATAAACCTGATTATTGTCATCTGTATCAACCCAAACATCGCTGCCTTGCAGGCTTGAAGCGTCATCTCTTTGGGTGGGAGCAGAGGTAGATTTTATTACTCTGGTTGTTGCTGTTGATAAACTGGTTACGGTTGTTTCTAAAGAAGAAACATCAGACTCAAGTGAAGCCACACTAGAATTAAGTGAAGCCACACTAGAATTAATTGAGGTTACGGCAGAATCTAAAGTGGTTAGGTCTGAGGCTATATCGCTAAACTCGTCAGCTATTAATGTTTGATATCCTGGCAAACTAGACAGGTCTTCAGAAAGCTCTTCCATAACAGCTGCTATATCTGCTAATGTTGTTGCCTCTACACCGTTGGTGTTATTAAAAGGGCCTTTTACGTCAGATGTGCTTACATAGCGCACCCAATAATAAAAAGTTTCTGCATAACCTACTTCATCGGTATATATAAAAGCATTTGTTGTAGCCCTTAGTGTAGCACCGGCTAAGTTGTTATCTCTTGATCGCCATATCTCTGTATAAGCATGATTACCATAAGGAGCACTAGCACTTGTACCATTCCAATCTAATATAACTGCAGTAAATGCAGCGCTAGCAGTTAAAGATATTGGAGCGGGGGGTATAGATAAATCTCCCGGTCCAGCATCAGGGGGACCAAAATCGGTTGGTCCTAAGCCTGCGTTTGGATCAAAAGGATTATCTTTTAGTTTTACAGCAAGACCACTAGCAATTAGTTCTCGTAAAGTTACTGCTCTGTCTATTGGGTCGCCAAGTTGTCCTAACCTTATAGCAAGAGCTTCTTGCATAGCTTTTAAAGAACCCGCAAGTTCTTTGTCTACTTTAGCGGGGATTGGTTTTAGCCCCGGCAGTTTAGTACCAGTGGTAGCCATTAAATAGCCCTTAGTTCATCTATAGACTCACCTATACAAATCTCATTAACTGTTTGTGCTGAGGATGCTTCTATAGCAAAAGTACGATGCACACTTGCTGGGAGTCTAACTATTGGTTCATATATAGTAGTAGCACTAAAGCTAGGTGTTGTACCCGTAACTGAATAAACACTACCAGATGTGCTGATGGTAGCGTCGTATATTACAGAGCCATCTCCATAAACTTTAAGTGTTACAGGAAATGCTTCTGCATCAACTTTTGCAAAACCCATGCTAGTGGGTTTAGGGGTTACAAACTCTTTTGATTTCCAAATAAAAGTATCGTTGATTGTGCTGCCTTGGAATTTCTTAATGTCATCATCAATAATAATATAAAGTTCATTATCACTCGGATCAGTAAAACCCCCAGGTACTTCACTAGTTTCACTTAACTCCGTAAAGATAGGTTCTCCACTTCTAGTATCAAATATAAATCCACCATAAGCAGAACCGGTATAATAGAAACCAACATACCTACCCTTCCATAAAAAACCTTTTATAGTTGTTGGGTAATAGTTTGATTGCCACTGGTCTGGACTAATAATACCTTCGGTAACAACTCTAACCTCCGTACCCGCTGCAGCAACTAATCCTTCTGGACCAGCATATAAAACATATGCACCCATATCTACTAGGGAGTTTTTACTTGAACAAGACTGTGCTGCTTCCATACGATAAGCACTCATAGATTGTGGGTCTGTACCAGAAATTAAATAAGGTCTACCTTCAGTGGTTACAATCAAACCATTACCTGCAGCACCGATAGCAACAATATTGTCTTCTAAAGTAATTCTATATATAACAGGCCAAGCATGGGGTAAGAAAGGTTCTGAAAAACAAATACGTTTTCCTGTAAAACCAGCAAACACCCCATTTGGTAAAGCAGTTAAACCTTTCATAGGACCGTCAGGATACAAACTTGTATCTTCGTTTGGTGGGCCAATCCAATAAGTAGAAGGAATAATTTCTTGTAAAGCCGAGTTTTTAGAAGTATCTGTAAAGGTTGTAGTTGCTAAAGTAACTTCGCCAACAAACTGAAAAGCGGTTGTATTAGAGCCAGTATTAGATCTGTATATACGTTTTTTAAAAAGATTAGTGTTTGTTCGACCGGTGCCCGTGGTGCTTGTTTCAAGACCTGATATTGTTACACTCCTATTATCATCCGTGGTTATAACAGTTGATGCAGCAGAAGGGGGCCCCTCTTCCCCGTAAGCACTAACAAATGTATATATGTAAGAAGTACTAAAATCTGTCAGAGCGCTAGAGTCATCATTAAATGTTGCACCATCGGTAACAGAGCTAGATGTGCCCGACGAAGTAGCTGCACTATTTACTTCGACGGTTAAAGTTGTTGCACTAGGTACAGACACAATTTTATGGTCGAGGTTTATATCTGTAGCTGGCACGCCATTGGTTGCAAGCCCACTACCACCACCAAAACTAGACAATGTTACATAATCACCGACTGAAGCACCATGTGCAGTGGCTGTAGTAACCGTAAGCGTGGAAGAATTAATTGTTGTAGTTATCGTAGCATCAATAGCGGTTGGCGCTTCAAGGGCGACGGTCGGTGCTGCTGTAGGTGCGGGTATACCCAACCTGTAAAAATTACTAGGAAAAGGTTCAGACCCAACAATAACATCACTTCTACCCATACGGGGGTAAGACTGTCCTGTCCAATAGACTGTATCATTTGTATCGCCAGCTATGGGACCTGGAACTACATCCACGTCCTCGTCAAACTGTAACCACCTTTCGGGTGAGTCTGTGTATTTAAATATACTGGTTCTACTTGAATTACTTAATACAAGTGTTTGTGAGTCTTGAGTAATAGGGACAAGCCTGCCGCTGTCTAAGTTTACATCAATGGCTGTTTGAGCTAAGTTATCTTTTAATAATCTAGGTGAGACTTGAGGAGCAAGTCCGCCAAACGTGATGAGTTTAAAATACGCCATATCATTTGAAAGTATACACGATTATGCTAACGATTCCTGCGAAGATAATCCAAAACGCTCTTTCAAACATGCTAACCCCCTTTGTATTTACTATGGCTTTTTGTTCAACAATTTCTACCCTATCTTCTAAACGGTCCATTCTTAAAATAAATCTGTCGTTTTGTTTTAACACCGTAGTTACTCGTTCCTCTATTCGAGCAATAGCTACTATTGCTTCAGAAAGTTTATCTATTTTACCATCTAGTTTATCTAACCTATTTGATACGTCGTCATTCACTTGTAGCTCCATATATGTGGGCGCGGACGCATGGGTTCTGCTTCGAGCGTGTCGAGATGAATAAATCTGCTATCACCATGTTGTTTTACACCTAGACCCGTTATACCGTGTTTAAGGGCTACCTGAATAAGTTTTAAGGCGTCCTTTCCTCGTATAAGTATGTCTACTGCCTTGCCCGATGAATGAGCTCCTGGCTTAGATTTTTTAGCTTCTATAGGATGGGTCTTATCTCTATATCCACTACTAATAATAAAAGGTACCCCTACCTCTTCTCTTATTGTATCAAGTTTATGCATGAAGTCATCATCCATTTCGCATAAACCTGTATGTTTACACTTTAATTCATCATGGGTAAAGTATTTCCAGTTATTTTTCTTCATTCTCCACATGTTTAATTTCATCTTCTTCTAAAGCCAACTTAAGGTCTTCAGAGATTTGTTTTTGTGCGGCTTGGTTTACACGCAAGTCATAAGAAATACCTGCAATTTTTTGTTGTAATTTAACCAACATGTTAAAACCATCTAAGGTTCTTGGAGTTAGATCTTCAATAGCATATTCTTTACCATCAAAGTTAACAGTTTTTATTTTATTATCAGACATAAATTACTCCTTAATTTTTAATATTTTTGGATAATAACACAAGCGGTTATTTGGTCAAACCTTTAGACTTTTCATAACTTCTTAACCCACCAAGACCTAACATACCGCCTAAGACATACAGCAATGCACCCATATCAAACTCTGGTAATTCGTATTGCAGGTTATTAAGAGACAAAACAAATAGAATGATTGGTTGTAAAACAAAATGATAACCAAGTGCAATGGCGCATATCCATCCGCAACAAGGCCTCCAGCCCGCGACAAAAATAGATCTATGTGATGCTTCTACTTTATTAACTTCTATTTGTGCAAGATCAATCTTATAAAACTGTGTTTTTATTTCGTGATCTAGTTTTGCTTTTAGATCTTTGTCTGCAATAAACTTGTCAAGTATTTGTGTGACCGGTGCAATAAATTTATCAATCATTTTCTAGGTGTTCCGCCAACATACAAACCAAACCATGCAGCACCTGCACCAACAATGACGGACACAAACGCTGATTGAGCATTGGTTGGGTCAGGCAAGGTCATAAACCACTCAGTGGTTTTATAGAAAGCATAACCATATAAAGTAATAAGCAGTCTAGGAAAGACTCGCCATTTATCAAAACCCTCGGCTAAGTTATACCAAGTTTTATTCTGATGTTGGTGTATCTCTATTTTTGGTTCTTGTTCCATATTAAATTGTATCAACAGGAAACCTTTTTGACCATATAGTAAGACTGTACTTGACACCATTAACTAAAGGTAAGCATTCATGCCCATGAGTTACCTGTGCAGGGAACAAAATACATTTCCCTACTGGTATGTCTTTGTTTGAAAAACTTTGTCTTGGATAAATAAGTTCAGCGCCAATATAGTCATCATTTAATTTGATTGAACCTGTAACTAAACTAGCATCATGGTGAAGATTTAATTTTGTTTGTGTGTCCATAGCATATCGCATAACAAAGCCATCTCTAAGACCATACATCTCTAAAGGCTTCCAATATTTTTCAACTGTTGGAACTATATAGTCTTGCCATGCCTTTTCTAATTCTTCCCACAATCCTAATTCTTTCATGCGAATCTCCTGTGCAGGGAATTTATCATAGGACAATGAACCCCAACCACCATTTTGATCTGCTAACTCAATCAATCTTTCACATTGTTCTTGTGTCATAAAATCTACTACAAGCATATCTTCTGATAGGTAATCTACTTTGTTATGCGGTATAAAATATGCACTTGAGGGTGCGTGAAATGCGTTGTACAGGCTTAAAAACTTAACAGTGGTGTCTTGACCCCCATTCCCATGATAAATGCATGAGCAGCACCTAGTCTCAGGGTTATGAAGTTGGTTTCCTAGTTTTTTTGTGCCTTCAAAATGCGTTTGAAATATATAACACTCATAATCTATAGCTATGTCAAAATCTCCATAGAGAAAACATTTATGGACATATAGTTGGTCGTCATCCCAGTGTTTTATTTGTTTATAATCATATAATTTTTTTAATTCCTTGACCCTTCCAATATAAGTTCCACTGTTAATATATTTAAACCTAGTATGTGCATTAGGAAACTCTGTTGCTAATTTTTCTTGTGGCCAACATACCGTTTCCCCACTGAAAACAATTTGTTTATTAAATTCTAAAAACCTTTCAGTAATTGTTTCAAGATCGTCAGCATAAAAAACATCATAAGCATCTGTAAATAAAACTATGTCATCATCATGTAAGTGTTCTACATAATCTTTCATAAGGTTTATCTTCATGCCACCACCCAATGCTGACATATCAGTTCCTTCCCATTCTATGTTTGTACCAACATTAACTATATCAATGCCATATTTCCTAGCACTGGTATTAACGTAAGAGCATTTTTTTCTATCAGTGCCACAAGTTACTGCATGAACTTTATATGGTTTAAAGGGTTTACTGTTTTCTATGTCAGACTCTGAGACATTTCTTGGTATTTGATTGCATGCATCTTTCTGTAAAGCTACAACATCTAGATCACGATTCTTTATAATTTCAGGCAAAAATTCATCTACTGGTATAAAGTCTGAATAATTAACCATATCAATTAGCTTCTTTGCACTGCTTGGTTTAATACAATAAGCAGTCATGTTATAAGGGTAAATTGGTCGTTCTATAAAATCATCCAATCTATGCACTTGGTCAGGCTTGTTTTCATTGCGTTGCAAATAAACAAAATCATAAAGCTCAATAAGTTTTTTGTATCTATCTTCATTCCATTCACTATTAATGATTGCGTCATCTTCCATGACTATAACTGCTTGACTTAATTCAACGCACCTTTCCCAAGCTTTAATGTGAGATAAGAAACAAGCCACTTCGCTTTGTTGTAATGGTCTGTTTCTAAATGGGTCTAACCAATTTTCTCTAGCACTGATATGTCTAAAGATATTAGCTTCTCCATCAATGGCTTGTATGTACTCAAAGTTTTGTAGATTGTTTTTTTGAAACTCAGCCTTTCTATCGGCTCTTCTAAGCAATGATATAACAAGTTTTTTCATCTGACTGCGTATATATCTCTTTCTTCTGTATAAACAATGTAGCCTTTATTTTGTAATAAATTAGCCATATAAATATCATCAATATGCATATGTTCCAACTTAATAAATGTTGGTTTAATATCCCATGAGTAAGCATTAATAATATTCATTTCATGCCCTTCTGTGTCAATCTTTAAGTAGTCAATAGAATCAACTTTATGTTTGTGTATTAGATCATCTAAAGTTAAACATGGCACTTCAATCGTTTCAGCTATAAGATTTTTATTACCCTCATAGTCAAACAGTCTTTCACCAGTATGGTGATCGCTAACAACACTTGATATACCTCTTTGCCAAGCATCATCAGGTTTAAGATTATTTCTTGCTACAGCAAAACTTAATCTTCCGTTGTAGTCTGATATAGCTAAGTTTTCTAAAATAAGATTTTTAGAATTTTTTATCTTTTCAGATTGTTTTTTTAAACTTTCAAAATATATTGGTGCAGGTTCACACATAACACCTTTCCACTCACCACTTTCTATAAGTGGCATATTTGTATCAAAATCACAAGTACCTATTTCTATAAATGTTTTCATATAAATTTTGGACCCTCTATCCATGCTACAAGGCTCTTTCTGATACCTTTGGTTACTGGTTTTACACAATGACTTATTACTGATGGGAATGCAAGAACCGTTCCCCTGTTCCTTAGTTCTTGTGCGTTTGGTTGTTCATATTGTTTGTCAAATACAAAATCACCACCTTCATAATTTTCTGAATCTGATAGCTGTACAGTGATGCTTATTTTTCTATCGTATTGACTAGAGTTAGCCCAAAAGGTATCAAAGTGCCAGTCATAGAAGTCTTGTTGTTCTCCATTATAGATGGTGTATTGAATTTGGTGTAGGGAGGTTATATTAAAACCAAAAGCTTTTCTGTTTGCCTGTGTTGCATAATCAAACAATATGTCATGGATAAATTTAGAATTAACATCAGTAGGCTCTATCCACCTAACGGTTGAGCTTCTTACTTTATTATTTTTGGTAGCAACATCTGAACCGACTGTTGCATCTTGCACTTTGTAATATTCGCACTCTGTAATTATTTGATCACAAAGTTCGTTGGGTAAAGCTTTATCCCATAGTTGCCATATAGCATTCATGTAACCCTCCTGTTTACTAATTTCCTTTAAAATATGAGGGCAATCCAATCATAGCTCTCCCATCATATTTATTGGTTTTGGCATCTTTGCCTTTTGTATCATTATAATGCAAAAACACTTGCCCACAACCTTTACCTTCAAAAGGTTTACGCCAATGTTCTAACTCACATCCACGATACATTAGCATATCACCTGCTTTTAATTTAACCTCAATGCCGTCTTTTCCTTCTTCGCCTGATGGTTCTAAAAATATTGACCAATCATCACCACCTAGATTCATAGTGGTAGATATTTCGCAAGAGTATCTATCTTTATGTCTTTTTAGCTCATCACCTTTTTTGTAGATTCTTGCATACGAATAAGTTTCAGTTAGCTTAACGCCTGACTCTTTTTCCATTATGGGTTTTACTTTTTGTAATAAAGTTTCCATTACGATATCGCTATAGTGCGAATATGTTTCAGGTATCTGTTGATCGTTCCATACACCAAAGTATTCAGTAAATGGTGAAATATATTTTTCATCAAATAAGTATCTTGCTACTGCTCTTTTATTTAAAAAGTATTGATAACAAAAATCTGCTAACTCTTTTGATATTGCATTTTTAATAACTTGGTATTTGTTTTTTTTAAAGGTCATTATTTTTTCTATTGGATATTTGCAACCATAACAATTCTTTGTTCGTGAATAGCAGGACTTTCTTGATAATGCTCATATTTACCATTAAAGATAATAACTTTATTTTCTTTTGGTTCAGAATAAAATTTTTTATTTGTCTCATCTAAAACAATAGTTCTGCCTTCTTCAAATTTGTTTAAATAAACTATTACCACTTTGTGAGGAAGTCCTAAATCAGTATGAGGTTGACTTGTTTTGACTTTAGTATGAAAAGTCAAATTCAAATTCATGCGATAAACAATATCAAATTTTATATTATTAAAATCAAGTATCTCTTTTAAAATAAAATAAGCTGTTTCAAAATATGTTGAGCCTACATTACTAATTGGAATCTTTGGTTCTTTTGCAGTACCTATATCAGGTCTTTGTAAAAGAAGATGACTGAAAAATGGCATATCTTCATCAGAAGATTCAGGAACTGTTTTATCTTGATAAAACCAAGGCATATTACTAGAGAGTAAAACTTTTTTAAAATCTTCGTAATTGTCGGTAATTGGGTTTGTTAGCTCTTTTATCATCTGAATGGATATCCTAAATTCCAACACACTAAGGAGTGTCGTATTCCTTTAACTACTGGTTTAACTCTATGCCAAACAAAAGATGGAAAGATAATCACGCTACCTTTATTTCTAATTTCTTCACATATTCTTGACTGTGAGCCTTCATCTGTGTTTCTAAAATCAAACTCTAAATCTCCACCCTCATATTCTTTGTGATCTGTAAGTGATACGGTCATACTAAGTTTTCTTAACTTACCATGCATATTTTGATTTTCAGGACAGTTATAAGTTTCCTCGTAAGAGTCACAATGCCAATCATAAAATTGACCTTTTTTATATTCAGTAAATTGACAAGACTCTGACCAATCCCAATCAAAATTCCAACCTGCGTTTGCATTTGCTTGATGTATGTAAGGTTGTATCTCTTTGTATATCCACCTATCTGACATCCATACAACATCAGATTTTCTTTTCTTTTGAATGTTTTTGACATCTAACTGAGTAAGGTTATCAAGTTTAGCATTGCCTGTAAGAGCCATTTGTTTATCTTGCTCTTGACCATAACGAACTATGTCATCACATATTCTTTCAGGTATAACTGACTGGAAGTACCAATAATAATATTTAAGATTCAAAATAAAACCTTTACATTTGTATATTTTTCTATAGCAGACTTAGTTAAATATTTTTCAATATCGTAATAATCTCTTTGTACTTTATCCTCTCTAATATCGTGATGAATACC